TCAGCCTGCTTGTTGCCACGCAGAGTCGCCATGATTTCAGAGGTCATTCCAACAGGGTCGTCGGACTTGAAAATGCTGGTTAAAGCCATTTTAGCGTCCTTGCCGAGAATCTTGTTCACAGCCATGCCTTGGATGCGCTCCTGCTCGTTCTTGAACGCTTCCTTGGCCTGTTGCCTCTTCTCTCTTTCAATAACCGTTTCGCGCTGTTTTGCGCCGACTTCTTTTGCAGCAAGTTCAGCTTTTGCCTCGGCGGCAAGTTCGCTGGCAAGTGTTTTCTCTTGCTGCGCACGCTCAACGCCAGCTTCCGCTGTACGAATGTCCGATTGAGCTTTATCGACAGCAGCCCTTGCAGATGGAAACACTCTGGAAAAATCTCTGGCAGCCCCTTTCATGGCCCAGTCTTCCATGCTCTTGACAGTCGGCGCAGAGCTAACTTTTTGAGAGAACATATCGACAAACCAGTTGTCGATAGCCTGCTGCGCGGCGGGGTCTCCTTTGATCGACTCCTTAAGCTGTATTAAGGATTCAAGGTCGGACGTGTAGGCGTCGATTGTTTGGCTTGGCGGCGTCTTTTTGTTGCCTTGTCCATAAATAACGCCCCAAGCAGGACCATCGAAGTACTTGCGTGCGTATTCAAAATACAGCTTGTTGGCCTTTGCAAACAGCGGAGAAGCGTTACCGGCAGTTTCTAGGTCTGCCTTAAGCGAATTTTTCACCATCCCTAGCCAGCTTCGATGGGCGATATTTTTGGTGTCTGAAAGTTCTCCGGAAATGCTCCGGTAATCAGAATCAATGTCCTCAACCCTGTTGACCTTATTTTTGTCTGGATTCTCAATCAGACCTTTAATCATCTTTGAGATGTGCTCTGGAATACTTCCACGTTCTCCAGCCTTCTTCCTAACCTCCTTTAACGCTTTGATGGTGTTCGCGTAGTCAACGACAAGATCACCGGTCTCCTCGCGAGCTTTTGCATACGCCTCATCGTGCAGCGCCTTTTCCTCCTTAGCGTTCCTCAGCAGCACCTGTTCAACGGTTATGCTTTGGTCCGACCGAGACCGGCTTTTCTGCGCTTGAGCAAACTGCTGACCAGCCTGCTTTAGACGCGCCGCGCTGGCTTCAAGAGCAGCATCAGCGGCAATCGCTCCCTGCTTGGCTGCATTAAAGTTGTTTCTGGACTCGGCGAGAGCATCGTTTAAGGCGCTTACCGCTTCGCGGTTGCCTTTTTCAATGGCGCTGTCTCTGGCAGCTTCAGCAGCTCTGATAAGCTTGTCGTGTTGGGCTTGGATAACGCCTTGAGCAGCCTCAATACCGGCGCCTCCCTGCGGCTGGAGCGTTGCGCCCAAATCAGAAGCAACCGCTTCGCGTGTTTGCTGGCGGATGCTGCGCAGTCCAGCATTCGTTGTTGCCAAGGCTTCCTGCAACCCAAGCAGCCCTTCGTTGCCTGAAATCTCACCGGCGAAGAACGTCGCCCCTGGGGACGTTGGGATACCCTTCTCGATTGCAGTCGCGGCCAGTTCCGCTGGTTTTTCGCCGCCAGCAAACTCCTGCATCGTTTGCTCGGCGCTTCTTCTTCCAGCAAGCTCGGTGCGTTGTTTGCGCGGCATCATCATTGCCGTCCCAAACTTCGTTGGGCGCGTGATAGCACCCATGATAGCGCCTTCTGCTATCTCCTGCGGTGTCGGCATTCTGCCCTGAGTTGCGTATGTTGCTGCAAACGTCGCTCCAGCGTTGGCAGCGCCTTCTATCAACGCCTCTTTACGCGCCGCTGTAACAGCGGCTGGCGATCCACGTCCAGCAATCCCTGCAATGCGCGAAGGTGACGGGTAACCAGTGGCCAGTGACGGCACAAAACTCCCAATGGTTCTTCCTATACTGGCGCCGGTTACTGCCTCATCGAACCGGCGCTGAGCCAACTCCGCTTCGGTTGGCGGGAAGATTTCTTGCTGAAGTTCTGCGGCACCTACTGCACCAGCGATACTTCCAGGAATGCTGCCAGCAAGCCCCAAAGGCGAACCAACAAAAGCTCCAGCCATACCACCGAGTGCAGGGATTACCTGCTCTTCGGCTCCACGCGCCATTGCTCCAAAAAAGGAAGGCTCCATCTCCTGCTTGTACTTCTCCCACGCGCCGGCAAGCGTCGGTGACTGCTGCGGGTCGAAGGATGAGTTTAGGTCGATGGCGCCCTGAGAGACGAGTTGGTTGAAGTAGTCCCTTGTTGACCTTGTTTTTGCCGATTCCTTGAATGCGGCGACCTCAGCCTGAGTAGGAGCCTCACCGGTCTGAGCCTGCCTGAGTTCAGCGATGAGTTCCGGTGGTACGCCTCGGTTAAGGCTGGCTTCTTCACGGGCCTGCCTGCCCATGAACGGCTGCGGTTTAAGCTCCCCTGGGGGTTGCTCGAAAGGCGACTCAGCACCTTGAGTTGGTTGTTTTTGAGGAACAACGTCCTTAAGTTTTTCGTAAATGCTTGGAATCTCTTCAGGAGAGTTGGCCTGAACGTCAACCTTGTTCCCGTTAATCTCGATACGGTAAGTTGGCATTATTCAACAATTTGAAATTTTATCCCGTTGATTTCCTGCATTTTGCCAGGCTTTCCAAAATCAGGAGGCGGCCCTTTCTGAACCTCCCTTGAAGCTCTGGCTCGCTCTGCGTCATTCTGCGCATCAATGGAGTCTGCACCGTAGAACTTCTTCTTACCCAAATCAGCAGCAAGTCGTTTCCTGAACTCAGAGAAGGTCTCGCCTTTATTCACATTCAGGTCACCTATTGACGCTTCCTGCTTTGCAACACCAAGTGTTCCGAACTTTGATATCCAGTCCGATTTTGCTTCTTCGTATTTCGACGCCCTTGCGGCTCCATTTGACAGGGCAGTTAGGTATTCGATGAGCTTGTTTGGGTCTCCGTATACACTTGGAACGGATTCAAGTGCTGTCCTTGTTTCTCGATCCGAAATGGCTCCAGAAGTAACCTTCTTAAATCTTGCAAGCGCATCTTCTTTAACTAACGCCTGTGTTGCTTGTATTGCAGTAGAAACATCATCTTGATTTCCAAATATGCCCTTTGCGCCCTCCTTGATTCTCGCCCATAATCCACCGCCAAGTCTTTGGCGTAAGTTTTCAAGGGATTTTGCGATTGAGTTGGCCTTGTCAGATAAATCAGCAAATGTCGCTGAGTTGTCAGCGCCTTCATTCACAATCTTCTGAAGACCCATTGGAAGTTCTTTAACGTCCACTCCTCCAGCCATCTTCTGCTTTCTCTCAGCGCTCTTTTGTTCAGACTCACTAAACTTGAACGCACTATCTGCCAATTCACGGAACTGCTTGGCAGCTTGTGGGTCTACCGAGTTTGCTAAAGATTCGATGTCAAGAAACCAAGATGTTTTATCGAGAAGACCTTGCTTATCAGCATTCTTCGCATCTTTTAGCTTCTCTTGAAGCATACCGCCTAACTCTTGTGTCTGAGGATTTCCAGACAATGCAGTTGCGTAGTCCTCAAGCTTCTTGAGTGCAGTCTGGTTGTCTCCTTTAAGACCAGCAGACCCAATGCTCATCACCTGTTGAACAAAACCAGCTCTGATTGGATCGGGAGCTGAAGAAAACGCCCTCTGGAACATTTGCGCTCGTTCAGGAGAAAGCATCAAGGACGTCGTCATGGCATCCTTCATTGCCTGAATGTCTTCTTGAGACTTAGGGCCACCCTGCTGAATGATTGGGCCTACCCTTGATGCCATGTTTGCCTGAGCAACTTCTGGAAACTTTGCCACAAACCCAGGGCTTGCATATGGCATCAGCTTTGCAATTTCTGCTGGGCTTTTGCCTTCAGAGATTGCAATCGCAAGATTCCTGTCTGCCTCCTGTTGTTTTGTGAACTCTCCAAACCTTGCTTCTTCTCGGGACGCCGCTGCCGCGCTAAGTTCCATCTGTTGGCGCTGAGACTGCACGCCAAGCTCGGCCTGCTGCAATCGAAGCGGAGCCAGTTGTTGCTCGAGGGCCTGCTGTGCGCGTGCGGACCTGATGCCCTCGATGGCTTGCAAGCCTTGAAAGAACCCGCCGCCAAACATATTGGTGTTTGGCTGAGGAATTGGGATGGTGTAGTTGAACTCGGCCATAATGTTACACGTTTGTGGACATAAATCCTGCCTGCGCCCCTTGTCCTGCCGCCCAATCTCCAGACCCAGCAAACGATTCATACCCTAAACCGCCACCACCAGTCCCAAGAGCGTTCAGGAGCGCATAGTTCTGAAGACCGCCGCTGATTGCGTTGCCAAATCCACTTATACCGGCAGCCTGCCCTGCGGCAGCTCCTTGTATGCCGGCTGCCTGCGCACCTGCCTGTCCAACCATCAGATTAGCCATTGCATTCCCTGATTGAAGAGCGCCAGCGCCAACACCTGCCGCTGATGCCTGTCCAACATTAAGAAGATTCTGAGCAGCGGTTTGCCCCACATTGGTAAGACCGCCAAGACGGGCGTATGTCTGGTCAATGAGTTGGTTCAGAAGCTGTGGACGATACCGTGCAAGCGCACTCTGCGTGTCCTCGGCGCCTCGCCTACCGGTGGCAGAGGCGTTCGCAAGCAGAGCAGCCTCGCCTTGACGAGCGAGCTCTTGGAACAGTGGCCCCTGCTCGATTTGCTGGATGGCTTGGCGCTGCTGCTCCATGCCCATTTGCTCGTACTGCTTGTCCTCAAGAATCGGCTTAAACAGCGCCTGTTGCTGATTGTACCCTTCTGTCTCTATGTCTCGAATACCTTTGTCGGTAGCTAACTGAAACTTGGCAATCAGGTCTTCACGGGCTTGCTTGATTGCTGTTTTTCCCTTTTGTCCCTCTGCAAGAGTCGGATTTCTGTACTCGGTTGATTTCTTTAGAGCCGCAAGCTCACGCTCTCTATTCCTTTCGTACTCTTTGATGTTCTTGTCAGTAATGTCAGAAAGCTGTGTGTACTCAGGTTGCTTGTAGACATTTAGCAAAGCCTGTTGACGCGCCCCTTCTCCCCCAAGGCCAACAAGGCGCTGCATCTGCTGAATAGCGCCTGGACCTGCCGCAATATACGGCTGCGTTAAATCAGGACGCCCAGCAGAAATGTAAGGGGCAAGTATTTGCCGCATTACATCAAACTGACGCGCCTGTTCACGTTGAGCAGCACTGTATCCTTTCTGCTGCGCTTCCGCAGCAGCTCTTGCCCCCTTTGAAGCCTGTCTTCCAGAGTATACAGATGCGCTGCCGCCAATAGCCGCTGCTCCAAGAACAGCCCATGAAACAGGATCTAATCCCATAAATTAAAGTCTTTTAAGGTAAATCTTCTCTGCAAGTTTATATCCCATCCTTAGAAGAAGCTTCTCAAGATTAAGGGATGCCGATGAGTGTTGTGTAACAAAAAGCGCACCATCGTTCTTAAGCTGTTCGTCACACCACTTAAGAAACTTGATGCCCGTTGTTCCTTTTCTGAAGTCCTTGTGAAGAAACAAGGTGTCGTGGGACGCAAAGTTGACACCGTGTTGATGATGTTCGACGAACGCGAATACGTTGTATCCAACCAACCTTGACTCATGTCGCGCAGTGAAAACACGGAGCAGTCCAAGTTGCTCGAAAGCCCCATACTTATCGTATGGAACCCTTGCAGGAAGATCTGCAATTTCGCCAGAAACTTCCGCGTGATGAATCCCAATGAGTTCTTCTGCTTCATTGCCAAGTTGCTCGGTAAAGATTTCACGCTGAAACTCCATCTCTAGGTCACTTCCCTCCCAGAAGCCATGATAGTAAGCGAGGTCGCTGCGCTGGCGGTCGTTGAGATGATTCCACCGGACTCAAGAACCTGCCCGACAAGCTCTGGGCAGGTGTAGGTCTCATTCGGTACGACGACCTTTGAGGACAAGATGCGGTTGCTGGCAGCAACAGAACCCGATGGCGTAATCAGGTTCACTGAGATGGACACGTTCGCAGCCGCCGTGTTGGTCACCGTGAACTTGTCGATGATGCACTTGCAGTTCACCGCTTGATACTGGGATGTCGCGACAGCCTCAGCCTGCTTGGGCGGGATGATGTTTTTGACGGTTACAGCCATGTTAGGAGATGTTGTTGGTGACGCTCAAAAGGACTGACGGAATGTCAGGCACCGGTGGGGCTGCGGTAAAGGCTTTGATTTCGATGTCTGTTGTGTCCACAGACCACATGAGCTCAAAGTAATCTCCCGCGTTCATTCTATACACGAAGTTCCATGCCGCAACACTTTCTGCGTTGTTGCCCTGAATGCGGATTTGGGTGGCCGAGTTGGCTTGGTCAACGCCGTTGATTCGCGCCCACAAGTAGAACAGACCAACGCCTCCAGCGGTCTTGTCTAGCTGCATGGAGAACTGGAAATTGTAGATGCCCTCAGAATCAACGTAAATGCGGCTTGCAGGCGTTCCAGTGCTCACGCCGAAGCTGAGGTCGGTTGAGTTGAACGTGACCGCGTACGCCGTGTTTATGGCCGCTGCCGTCTGCGTTGTGGTGTCGTAGAAGGTTCCGTAACGGGGAGCCTTGCGTTGCTCCACCGGTGGGGCTTGCGAGAGCAGGGCGACTTGCTGCGCTAGTTCAGCAATCTGGTTAGCCTGCTGCGCAGGCGCTGTAGAAGCGAGTTCGATGACGCTGCGCAGAGCTTCAACCGTATCAAGCGCCTGTTGCGCAGACGTCTGAGAGTTATACGAGTCAATGGCGTTGGCGTCGATTTCGGCTGGGACGTACTCGAAGAGTTGCTCGAAGGCGCGGATGAGGCGCTGGTCGGGCAGGAACTTTGCAAGGTCATTCCGGTTGGGCTTGATGGAGTTGGCCATTTACCACACAAGCGGCTCAAGCCGCGCCTCCAAACGGGCCATTGACAAGTGCGCGTCGCTCGTCCCGCGAAAGCGATACGTTCTCCAGTCTCCCATGCGACCGTTGCGCATCCACGTCAGGCGCTTGTTGCGGTCTCCAGACTTACCGGCGCTGATGCTTCGCTCTTGCGAGTAGGTGACGCCATCCGTTGAGTAGCTCGCGAAGATGGTCGGGTTTATGCCAATGGCCACGCGCCCAGGCAGGGCGACGAGCTCCAGTTCATGGAAGATGGCGCCCTTGCCTTCGTTGTAGAAGATTTGTGTCTCGAACTGCCAGCCGATGCGCTCGCCCCAGAGCGAGGAGATGTCTTGAACCGCGTAGCCGAGATTGGGTGCTGAGGTGTCCCCGCAAATCCACTTGTCGTAAGCGTACACAAAGTTGCGTGCGCGGTAGCTGCTGTTGCCGTAGAGACCGTCAGCCAGCGTAAACCAGATGGCTTGGCCGGCGACCTGCGAGATCGCGCCGTCGTAGACTAGCGTGTGGTCCGGAAGGTGGATGTAGAGGTGGTTAAGTCCGTTGTACAGACGTGTTTCACAGATAGTCGTAGCCAGAGCAGTTTCAGAGTAAGTTGCCAGAATCTGGTCAATCTCCCGTGTAGCGATTTTGACGGTGTTGGCTCCGGACGCCAGCCATACCGATGGCGCCTCGTTGCGTCCGCCTCCGACGAAAGCCACAGAATCCAGATATACGCAGCAGGAGTACGTTCCGATTCCACCCCGTTGAATCTGGGCTCCTTCGATGCGAGCGAACGGGAATGATTCAACGGTTCCACCGACGTTGTTGAAGAGCTCAATGGTATGTCGGTTAATCGCATAGACCTCGTTCCGGAACTTCTGAATCGAGATGATGGGGTCTGGATCGGCTTCGGATGTCGCCTTGGCCTGAACGACGGTCGGATTGTTCAAGTCCGTCGTAGCGATAAAGAACCCGTCCGTCAGAAAGAAGTACCCATCCACCCAGCAGAAGTCCGTGATTGGCCCCATGGCAGGGTCAGGCGTGAGGCTAGTGAGCGTTGAGCCGTTCCAGTAGTACAGCACGCCGCCGGAAAGAATCGCCAGCAGCGTCTCCGAGTAGTCAAGTGTTACTTGACCACTGCCGCCCACGTCCGCGAGCACCACCACGTTCCCCAGCGAGCTCACCGAGACGAGCTTCGTGCCCATCACGCGGTAGAGCACGTTGTTCCACTCAATGCCGCCACGGTCAACCCCAGGGCCTACCGCGAACTGCTTAATCCCGTCAGCCGGTCTCAGGTAGCCCTCGCTCAAGCCAGATGGCTGAACGACGGGCACCAAGTTGCGCGGGTAGCTGCGGCGGAAGTCGCCGGCCCCGTCCGTGTAGATACCGCTGAGCAGTGGTACTTGCATTACTTCTTCTTGGCGGTCTTGGCAGAAGCCTTAAACGCAGCAGCGGTCGGGGCGCCCTTGGAACCTGGCTTGCGCATACGCTCTTTGCTACCGGCTTCGATGCGTTCGCGTTTGGCGTGGATGTTGGCGTAGAGTCCTTTTTTCATTTGCAGTTCCAGCGTTTGAGGCTTGCGGCTTTGCGGGTGGGGCGACCTTTCTCGTCTTTCATGGGCCCAGGCATCCCGCTCATACGCGCACAGAAAGACGCCTTGCGGCCCTCGTCTGCCTTCGTCTTAGGGTTGGGTGCTGGAGCCTTCAGATTCGAGCCTGTGGCGCGGTTGTACTTTGCGCGGCCTTTCGCGGTGAGCCCAGCGCCTTGTGACACTGGGAGCTTCTCGCCGCGAGAGACCGAGAGGTTGACTTGTTTCTTAGCCATTGGACTCTTCAGGAGGAGGCAGGAATGAGCCGTCTGGCTGTTGAATCCAGCCGGGACCACAAGGAATCCCGTCTACGTTGACTAGCGTAGTGCCAGCAGGAGGCGTGTACGGACTTGTGCCGTCCCAAATGATGACACCCTGAACAATCTTGGTTAAATCATCAACAATAGCGTATCGCATGATTAGAAGTAAGTTGTAACAATTACGATTCCATCCGCTCCATCACCGCCAGCGCCAGAATTGTTTGTGGAATCAAGTCCTGCTCCGCCGCCACCGCCGGCTGCACCATAAAAACCTCCATTGCCACCGTTCCCACCATTAACGCCAGCAGTGATTGACGAGCCTCCACCTGCCCCTGCGCTACCTGCGATTGCAGTATTAACAAACGAGTTTGAGCCAGTTCCACCGTTTCCTCCGCCAGCCAATCCACCAGTCGCTTGACCTCCAGATGCGAACGTGCCTAAGGCAACTCCACCAACTCCACCATTTGCAGCTGTTGGAGTAGCTGCTGCCAAACCTCCTCCAGATCCGCCACCAGGACAACCAACTGTAGTATTGTTTCCTCCAGCACCTGCTCCAGTTCCTCCAGTTCCTCCATTACCACCTTGAAACATCGCTCTAGCAGAGGCAGATGCTCCCGCTGGCCCCGATGCCGTTGTCACGATTCCAGCTCCGCCTCCGCCCTGCACAATCACCCAACCCCCAAACGATGAATTTGTGCCCGCTGTTCCAGCATTACCATTAGTAGCATTTACAGTAACAGACGCTCCACCTAGTCCTTTTGCTCCTACTGTTACAGTTTCAGTTGCACCAAGTAGAGTTGCACTAAATGTGCGAGCAGAATACGAGCCCCCACCTCCGCCTCCACCTCCAGGTGCAGTACTACCTGCGCCGCCTTTGCGACCAGATGCTCCGCCGCCGCCAGCAGAAATTACAAATACATCAACTGACACAGCCCCTGCTGGCTTCGTCCACGTTCCGCTGGAGGTGAACACCTGCACGTTTGTCGGTGTTGCGCTCCCGCCGGTTGCCGCAATCGTAATCGCCCCATCCCCGTTCGTCACCGTCACGTTCGAGCCTGCCGTTAGCGTAGCCTTGGTAAGACCGCCTGCGGCGTTGCCGATGAGAAGCTGGCCGTTCGTGTAGCTGGTCTTCCCTGTGCCGCCAGACGTCTCAGCCAGCGTTGCGCTGAGGCCAGCCGCTGTGCCGGTGGTGTTCTGGTTGAGCGTTGGGACGTCAGCAGCTTGGATTGCCGACATAACAACGTCCGATCCGTTCCCGCGAAGGTACTGACCGGAGGTCGTTGCGCCGGCGAGGTTGTCCATCGCGGCCTGCCGGTTGGCAGACTGCATGAAGGAGTCGATGTCAGAGGATACTGTAATGTCAGGCATATGCTTTAGGGTCTGATGTACCGGTCAACGCCGCCTGGTCGGCGATAGTAGTTCGTTCCGCCACCAGGGCGCAGGTAGAACGACGCGGCGGGAGGCGGCCCTGGCGGGGTCACTGTGGGCCCCGCAGGCGTCTTCGAGCGTCGTCTTGAGAGGTAACGAATCACAGGCCAGCGCCGCAGATGAAGTTAACCGTCGTTCCAGAAGGCGAGATGATTGCAATGACGTTATCGTCCTCGAACTTCCCAAGGGACACTTGGCTGCTCGGCATGACGATGTAGTCAGCGGTCGTTGCGGTAATCGTGCCCTGCCCGATACGGACGTACACCGGATTGGTTGAACCGGTGTTGGTCACGCAGATGCTGCGGGTGCCAGAGCGGATGCTGTACTGGGCGGAGGTTCCAGTTGCTGACTGGGTTTGTCCGCTGCCGTAAGAGGGATTGAATGGGAGTGTCATATTAGCCTACGCGATACCATTTTTGGATGACCGGCTCGAACCGGAGTCTGAAGAAACCATTTGCTGCGAGAGTCGTCGGAACGCCGCCGCCCACAGCACCGTTCAAGTTCACCGTGAGCGCGGTGATGGTCTGCGTCGTGTTCACGAGAATCTCTTGGTTTGCAGCGCAGCCCGACACCTCAGGGAGCAGGATCGTCAGCGTAGCCACCGTGCTCGTTGGCGTGAGCACCAGCCACACGCTGTTGTTCGTGCCGCTGATGGCGACCGTCGAGCCGCTAATCGGCGAGGAGTACTGGATGACCTTGCCATCGTTGACCGTGACGTTCTGCTCAATGAAGTCAGCCACCACCGCTGCGGTGCAGTTGAAGTCGAGCCCGTTCTGGTTGACAGCAAACAACGTCGAGTTGCTGATGCTGTCGACGTTATCGAGATTTTGAATAGCCATGTTAGAGGAAGAGAAGCTGACCGTTGGGTTGTTGCTCGATGGGTGCGATGGACGGAACCGGTAAGAACGGCCAGTCCACGTCCTTGTTGCCAGCGCCAGAAGGCATCTGAGAAGGGTACTGCTGCTGAAGGACGTTGGCGCTCTGCATGAGGAGCGTCTGGTAACCGGCAATCGCCCCCAACTTGGTGTCTGGGGATGGCGATTTACCGTACTGCGGAGCAATCCGCATCGCCAGATTCAAGATGATGGCTTCGTTCGCGGTAATCGGCACGTTCGTCTCGGTGTCCAAGTCCGCGTTCTCGGGCGAGTTGGTCAGTGGATAGCCAATCTGGATGGCTTTCGCGTACCACTGCGCTACCATGGCATCCAACCGGCGAACCGCCGACTGAAGCTCTTCAGGCGTTAGGTCAAACACGTAAGACGCCAGTCCAAGTTCCTCAAAAGCGGCCTCAACAAACTGGCGTTTAGTGTATCCCATGCGTCATTTGCGCCTGCGGCGCGGTTTATCTTCTTCTTCTTCGTCTTCAGCCAACAAAACCGGCTCGCCAGCAGCCTCAGGAGCAGGCGCAGCCTCGGATTCGGGCTCACTGACCACAATCTTCACTTTCGGCTCGTTCTTGAGCCTTACAGCGGCCTCAACGGCCTTGTTGTAGGTGTCCACAGCCTCTTCAACACTCAAACTCCAGCCCAAAGAGAGGGCTTCATCGAGTTCGTCTTGAGATTCGACGCCGCAGTAGTCGTAGGTGCCATATCGCGCAGGGCTTTTGCCTGGCGAGCGGTACACCATGATGGGGAAATCAGTCATTTTTTCAGTTTGCCGACGGGTTTTCCAGCCGCTTGCTTCGCTTTGCGAGCAGTCGAGAGCGCGATTGCAATCGCTTGCTTCTGCGGTTT